TCAGAGTCTCCAGCGTCTGTACAATAAAAATGCTCATTGAGCATATCTTTTAATTCTTCATAACTCTTTACTGTATACACAGATTCGAGATCATATACTTTATTATACTCCGCATTGATTGAATCATCATCCACTAATCCAGGAATCTTTGATGGAGAGGCGAACCTAGAACTTACATAGGTAGAGTAACCACCTTGCTCTTCAACCTTAATCTTCAAACTACAACCGTTTTCAGATAGGTCAAACACCCTTGAACCAAACTCATCGGAATCTTCTCCTTCGATTGCACTCATGATGATCTTATGAAGCTGTTTACCAAATCGAAGAATTTTAACCTTTCCGTTATTTTCTCCATCTGTTGGGTCACTAACTACATAAACGTTGATCAACCAATTCTCTCGACGGGTAAGAAGCTTTGAGTCTTCTTTTTCTTGCTCTGTACCATGCTTCGCAAGCTTGAACTTTGCTTCATCAATCGGGTCTCGTTCACCCCATGTACTGGGACTAACAGCACTTACATACTGTCCTGTAGACAAACTCTGCCATCCATGAGAGTAGTAATGAAATAAGGTCTTATTAGGAGCCTTAACGTTAGGTAACAAACGTACTGTGTATGTATTACCTGATTTCAATCGAAGAATGTTACCAATATTCGATTGCTGATTTGTGTCACTTTTCATTGCTTCGCTAATTTTAGCGAACATTTCTTGATTATATGCTGCCATAATTTAATATTTTGTTTAGTTTAGTTATTATTTTTTCGTTTAGTATTTTTAGTTTTTTTGTCCTATAATACCTCGTTCTTAAGGACTCGATAGTATTATAAAAGTCTGTCACAATAAAATCAATATCTTCTTTTATATATGTTTTAAGATATTTATCGTAACTATTTATCGCTAATATATTATAATAAGTGATTTTTCTCTCACTTAGCGCGATAAGAAATTCTGGATAGTAAGTTTTGTGTTCAAACCATTTCTCAATACTTTTCAACTTGAGTTGCTTACATCTATTAAAAATAAATAAGAATCCTTCTTTAACCATATCCACTACAACATCTTCATCTGGATTCTCAAACATATTTTTTTCAAGCCATAAGTTATATGCTTTTATAGCTTTAAACTTTCCAAAATATTCTAACGGGTAATAATCTTTATCTTTCCACAAGTCGTACGGTGCTTTAAAATAAAAATCTGCTTGAATGTTTTTGGTTGATAAAATATTGCTTATCTTTTTAAGCAGTTCTTCCTCTACAGGAGTCAGCTTATCAAAGTTCTCGCGAGGACGCCAAGGCTTATTTTGGTGAGATCTAGATACTTTGAGGTGAGTGTTATAAATGTTTTTCTCAAATGTGGAAATGCTCATTTCCTATATTTCGTATAAGTTTTAAAAAATTTAGTTATATACTTACTTTTATACAAAAACGGGTCATATTGCAAGAAAATTTTTACAAGCTCATATTCATTCTCAATATCTAAAATATTGATAAAAAGCCACTTGTATTGTTTTTCTTTTAAAGCTAATAATAAAATATTAGCTAGATTCATTTTTTTATTTTCACAAATTGATACATAAGAACATAAGCATAAAAATTTATGATCATTATCTTTTCTCTCTAAGATTGTGAAAGGATCTGTCATAGTGGTTGAAAGTTTTTGCTTAATATTTTTACTGCTTCCGTTAACATGCCCCCTGCAGCATACTGATGACCACCACCGTCACAAATTTTCTCAGCAAATTTGCCTAAATTCATATCAGATGTTTTTTGTCTTCTTAAATAAACTCTTTTGTTATTTGAATTTATAAGCATTACTACATCGCACTTATCTTTATTTTCTTGTAATATGTAATGCGCAACATCGTTAATATGTTTATCAGCAAAAGCACTTATAAACTTATATGACTTATCTTTAATAGGTATCTCAGCGTAATATAATCTTAAATCATTATAATACTTTTTGAACTTACGTACATATGATTTAATGAGATTTAGTTCCGGACTAGTGAAACCATCAAAACCGTTTTTGAATCTCTCTGCAAAAAATTCTACTCTATTAGAGTTATAGTACCAAAATAAAATATTAAGATTGTAACTATTTTCGTATTTCAAGGTATAACTGTCATAATCATCAACAAGAGCGAGTAACTCTAATTGTTCATTATTAAGTTTATTACCTTTATCTTTAAGCCTATTATAAATTAACTTTGTACAAGATGTAGTTACCAATATCTCAGCTTTTGCTTGTTTATATTGGTACGTATGAGTTTCGTGATGATCAAAAATACTAACGTTAGGCCGATCAATTAAATCTCCTACTGCAGTTGTATCTAGATCAAAGAAATATACTTTAGAATAATTCTCGAATGAGTTGTTATTAAGCCAACTTAAAAGCTTTTCGCGTAAGTTGCTAACTTTAAGTGGTATAACATCTGCGTCTGATATACCCGTTAACCATTTGAATGCTAAGTAAGATCCAACCCCGTCGAGATCAAAATCAGTAAATATAACACAACGATTCATGTTACTTTATTTATTCTCTATGTCCATATTCGCCAGCTGAAAGTTCAATATCACTTACTTCATCGTTAGCATTAAGAGCTTCATCCTCAAAAACAGTCATTGTTCGATAATCAATACCTAGTCTAGTAACCCCACTATTATTACCAAATCGATTTTTCATGATGTTAAGATGTACTGCATTATCTTCTTTATCTTGATCTGTTCTAAATATACCAAACACTGCATCTGCTGTTGCACCTGTACCATAACTCTCACTGACAGATGACATACCAGGACCTCTTTGATCGTAAACCTGTGCTTGACTAGATGAACCTGCTCCACTATAACCACTTCTGTTTAACTGAGTAGCGGTAATAACAGGACATTGAAACTCATATGACAACGCTCTTAGCTGTTCACTAATATTCTTAATCTTTTCATAAGAGTTATTACCATCGGATGTGAGTAGGTTGAGATAGTCTACTACTATAGCATCTGGTTTATACTTTTTAGTTGATATAATTTGCTTTGTATACGTTTTAAGTACTGCAGGGGTTATACTATTAGGTGGATATTCTTTAATAATAAGTCCTGCATCAGGTCTTAACATTCTAAAGTTTCTCACACCCTCTTTGATACCTTCAACATTTTCTTTAAGGTTTTTATTATCAAGTTAGCAATAGTAGAAGTGATACGAATATTGTACATTTGCTCTGACATTTCAAGACTGAAGAGTAATACTTTCTTATTCTGCTTCATAATATTAACTGCCATATTGTGAAGAAAAATAGACTTACCCACATTCGTCTCACCTGCAAAAATATACATAGCACGACCCTCTTGCAAGAAACCACCGCCTAAGAGTCTATCTGCCCAATCTAAACCGGTACTAATATGATTAGTTTCTGTAAGTAGATCATCTATATGTTTGCCTAGATCATCAAAATAGTTATGACCCTCACTACTACGAAGACTATATCCAATAATTTTTTCTACATTATTATAGAAAGAGATTAGATCTTCTTTATCGGTCACTGACTCCCAGTTTTCTGCAATACTTAAAAGGGTATTTTGAAACCCTTGAAGCTTCAAAAATCTTTCTGTATGATCTAAAAGAGTATTATAATCAATCTCTTCGGTTATAGAATCACAACTATTCTTTACTGCAGTATAAGCCTCTTTAAGTTTCTCACTGTTAAGAAAAACAGTCAATTCTGTCGATGTAGGCTTTCTGCCATACTTAGTGAAATACTTTTGTAGTAGTTCGATTACTCTTTTGTTGTATTTATTTGCGAATAAATCGTCTTTAAGATACGGTATTACTATAGAAAGAAACTGCTCATTTTCTAAGCAGTTCTTCATAATTAATTTTTCTACAAACTCAAAATCTTCTTTAAGATTATTTTTTGACATATAACTTTTTTAATTCTTTATAAAAATATTCTTCTGATATTTTATACTCGTCAGTGAAATTCTGTAATCCAGGTGAAGCATGTATAACATGCAATGGTATGGTACCTAGTGTAATGTTTTCCTTAAAACAATCAACACAAAACTTTAGATCGTAGTGATGAAAACCTTTTAAATTTTCATCGAACTTGACATTTTTTTCTAGAAGAAGTTTAGGTTGTACTGCTAAAAATAAACCATCTAGTAGTACTACTTTCTTGCCTATTTCTCCGAAAGTTGTTGTTGCATAGGTATCGTTATACTTATGACCTACAATCCCGGAAAGAGTTTCTCTCTTACACATCAAATGCCATAGGAGAGGTTTTTCTACTTTTATACCCGATCCACCAGGTAATCCACAAACATTAAATTTATCAAACCCTTTGTAAACTTTATTGACAAATTTACAGCTATCAACATAGACATCATCGTGTGCAA